TCAGGTTCAACAATAAGTAATTTTTCTATAGATAATTGCCAAGGCCTTAAATCTTTAATTATCTTAAGTTTTTTAGGTATATTTATGTTATCTGATTTATCATAGTTGCCCTCTTTAGAACAGTAAATTATATTTTCCAGTTCATTACCTTTACACCTTTCCCAATGAATTTTACTATTTAAACAAAATTCTAAAGGGCGTGCCTTAATATATAAGTATATATAACCCTGTAAATGGGGGGTGCCTTGCTCCCCCCTCTCTCTCCCAAATATAAATTTTTCACATTTTTCCTTAAAGAATATTTTTAAATCTTTAATATCTTGCTCCAAGTAATTATTTAATGTAAAACACCAACTTTTTGATTGATGTATTCTCTTTTTTCCTGAAGTTTTAGTATTACCAACTTCAGGTTTAACTTGCTCCAATTGCTCCAATTGTACAGCGGGTTTTTTCTTGAAAATTCTGGTTTTTGTCATAATTAAATATACTATAGATTTTATTTTTTTTCTAATTATATTATATAATGAAAATCACAAAAACAAGAAGAAAAACTTTTAAAAGTAAAGGCCTGGTTAAGAGACGCAAGGGGCTTTCCCGAAGAAAGCCCCCTGTTGCTACAAGGGCTCTTACTACAGCAATTAAAAAGGTTAATATGAGATTAGCCGAAACTAAATACTCAGGTGTTGATGAGCAAGACTATACAATGGCTTCTTTATCTTCATCATTTTTCCCATCAGTAAATCTAAGCTCCTGGGCTGGGTTAGCACAAGGAGTAGGGGATGGACAAAGAATAGGTAATAAGATAAATATCACAAAAGCTAACTTAAATTTTATTTTAAGGCGAAATAATACCGTCAGTTCTTTATATCCTCTTGAATTTCATATTTTTATAGGGTATTTAAAACAAGAACGCAATCAAGTTCCTGACCCATTTTTTGTCAATTTCTTTGAAGATGGAACCTCAACCCTTCCTTGGAATGGCTCACAATTAAGAACATTGAGAAAAGTAAATAAGAATTTATTTACCATCTTTAAAAGAATGTCATTTAAAATTGGACCCGCTACAACAACGGGCCCAAGCTTCATAAATAATGATTTCCCAATAATGGTTAAAAGGACTATAAGTTTAAAACCACTTTTAGGTAATCTAACTTTTGGCGATGACGCATCTTCTTCCAACTTTAATAAAGATCTTTGGATGTGGTGCGGTTATACCTATTTAGATGATACAATAGATAATTTAGCCGTCTCGCCTGGTCTTAAACCAGTAGATTTGTTATACTTTGTAGATGTAGAATATAAAGATTTTTAAAAGCTGTTCCACGAAATAGCAAAATATTCCACGAAATTACAGTATTTCCACGAAATTATTTATATTAATAATTTTATGCTTTAGGTTATTGGAGCTCCAACCCTTTCAAACAATGGAGAGGAAAGCTCCAACGGGTCACTTGGAACCTAGGAGTTTCCGGCTCCGTTGGATTGAAAATAGGTGTTGTGAGTCCAAAGAGGACAGGTAGTGTTCCCCCTCTTTATGGGGGGGCGGAGAACAAAATAAGCGGTAGCGTAAGGCATAGGGGGCTTGCTAAGCCCCCCAAGCTGTTCCACGCAAATTCAGTATTTCCACGAAATTACAAGTCTTTCCACGAAATAGATTGTCTTTCCACGAAATGACATAACACCTGGTCTTTAATCTCATAAATGTCCCATCTATCTAAAGATAATTTTTCAACCTCAGGCGCTTCATTAGCAAAAACTAATATATGTGCTGGATTAACAACCTTACAACCAGTTTCATATTTGGTATTACAAATTATACCATTTTTAATCTCTTCCAAGGATTTATAACTTATTTTATTCCCATTAGAACGGGGAACATCTAATATAACTATATTTAATTCTTTAGTTAATACATAATTATAAACCATATTAATTATATCAGTTTTCTTTCCTTCAGTAATATATAAACTGTCATATGTATTTATTAAATAACGGGCAAAGGCGGACTTTCCAACTCCGCCCTCTTCCTCAAAAACCCAAATTATTTTCCTGTCCTCAGGTTCAACAATAAGTAATTTTTCTATAGATAATTGCCAAGGCCTTAAATCTTTAATTATCTTAAGTTTTTTAGGTATATTTATGTTATCTGATTTATCATAGTTGCCCTCTTTAGAAC